CCTGTTTGTATATTTTCTAAATGTTGGGCTGCTGCCTCAATATTTTCTGCTGTTAGTTTGTTTGCCATTATTCTGCCATCCGTGTAAAGTTTTTATATTTTTCAAATTTCATTACTCTTGGGAACTTGTCAATTAAAGTATCGCCTTTGTGAGATATTACGAACACATTTTCTTTACTCATTGTGTGATATAATATTCTCATAAATTCATCTGTGCCTGATGTATCTAGTGAACTATCGAATATCTCGTCTAGTATGAGTAGATTTGTATTTGTTGAGTTCTTTAGTTTAGCAATCTCACGCCAAGTGAATAGTATCGCTAAATCAATTCTTAGTTTTTCACCCTCACTAAAAGAGTGATAGTTAAACTCATCACGGTGTCTTGACCTAATCGTTTCTTTGAACTCCTCGTCAAGACTAAAATTAACAAAGAAGTCCATATCTGCCAAGTTCTTATTGATATATTGATTCATTATTGGTAGATATTGTTTAATAATCTTGGTCTTGATACCAGTATCTTGCATCAAATGTCTTGCAGTATCTATGTATAGTTTTTCTTCTTTATGTTTTAATTTGTTTTTACCTGCCTCAGTTAGTTGTTCTTGTAGTTGATTCAATTCGCCTGTTGCAACGCCTGTTGAAAACTTTTCATCTGACAAACTATCAATTTCTGTTTGTATTTTAGATTTGTATTTCTGAATTTCATTTATAGAAGTTTCGTAGCGATTAATCAATAATTCTTTCTCTCGTATTGCAATCACAGTTTCATTAATCTTATCTAGTTTTTTCTGTGATGTGGTAATGGCATTATCAATCTGTTGCATACCAAGTTCAAGTTCTGTAACTTTGGCTTCTTTCACAACTATCGTTGCCTTCTTAAATGCCTCGTCAATTGACTGTTGACAGGTAGGACAATCATCATGTGATTGAAAAAACTTTAATTCTTTTTTGTGTTTGATACAAGTGTTTTCTAACTTTGCTTCCATAGCAGTTAGTTTACCATGTTTACTTGTTATTTTTGTTTGGTCAAGTATCTCTGTTTGTAAATCTGTAATCTCTCGTTTGACACGAGCAATATCTTCTTCATAGTTTTCAATGTCAGTATCAGATTTAGTGATTTCTAATAACTTTAAATCAGCAGTATCTTTATTAGTATTACTGATATCATCTATGTGTTTCTGTTGTGTTTCTATCTTGCCATCTAATAACTGAAAATCAAAGTCAGCTTGTTTAATTGTTTCGTCTTGTGTCTTTTGTTTCTCTCTAAACATTAAATTGAGTTTAGAAAAGATTTCAATGTCTAATATTTCTTCAACAACTTCTCGTCTGTGTCTAGCATGAAGTTGCATAAAGGGAACAAACGAAGCGTTGCCTAATATCACAACTTGTGTGAATGACCTAAAGTTTAGTTTAAGTATATGTTGTTCTAAATGTTTTTGATAATCTCTGATGGCTGCATCCTGATTCAACATATCGCCGTTACACCAAATCTCAAACAAATTAGGTTTAATGCCTCGTATAATCTTATATTCTTTCTTACCAATAACAAACTCTACTTCAATAATACAATCTTTCTCATTGATTGTATTTACCAGCTGGTCTTTTTTAACAGCACGAAATGGTTTATTGAATAGGCCAAAACATAAGGCATCTAACATTGTAGATTTGCCGGCACCGTTGTGGCCAACAACTAGTGTTGTGGGCGCCTCATTTAAATTAATCTCTATAAATTGTTGCCCTGTTGATAAAAAGTTTTTATATCTTACTTTTTTAAATATTATCATTTAATCGCATCCGTATCTTGTGCTTCAATGTACATTTCTTTAATCATCACTTTCAGTCTGTCTTTATCTAGGTCAACTTTCAACTGGTCAACATAGTTACTTACTAAATTCATTGTATCTTCTGCACCTTCGACAACATCATCACTTACATTTATATGTGATAGGTCAGAATAATCTTCTAGTATTTTTAGTTCGTGTACAGATATATCATTATACAATCTTTCAAGCAATCTATCAAACATTTCATTGTCTTTTTTATTGACAACAACTAACTTTACATACTTTTGATTGTATTCTGTAATGTCAAACTTATCGTAGTTTGTTAAGGCATCATCATAATGCAACTTAATAAACATGGTAAATGGATTAGGCACAAACTCAACATCTCTTGTTTCAGTATCAAATACATGAAACCCTTTCTGATTGTTATAATCTGACCATGTGATTTCGTATTGATTGCCTAGATAATATACTTGACCATCATCATTCTTGTGATGAAAATGTCCGCTATAAGTTCTTTCAAAGCGACTTACAATACTCTTATCGTGGCCATGTGTTTGTTTCATGGCATCATTCATACTGAAACCATTCAAATCAAAGTGACCCATACAGACATCTGCTTCAGCAGTCTTTAACATTTTAATTGAGTCGGCCTCATTCTCTGGATTAATCCAAGGCATCATTAATAACTTTGTACCATCAAAGTCTACTACTTTTGCTTCTTCGTATATCCAAGGCTCGTTAACGCCGTCTGCACTTGTACATAATTCTTTTATGGCGTTTACTTTGTTTGTGTTTCGATAGTAGATATCGTGGTTGCCAATAATGACATGAGTGTCTATCTTCTCATCCCATAGGCGTTTCATAAACTTGTTTCTAAAGTTATGAGCAATTCTAAAGTTGATAAACTTTCTTCGGTCTACAACATCACCTAAGTGAATAAGTGTTTTGATGTTGTGTTCTTTTAGATAAGGAAAAAATACCTCATCATAAAACTTATGGAAAAAATCATCAAATATAAGACTATCGTTTCTGGCACCGAAATGGGTGTCGTTCAATAAGGCTATTTTCATAATATATTATTTTTTAGTTTCTTTTTTCTTATCTTCTGGTAGTTCTTCTCTGCTGTTTCGTCTTAAAAAATCTAACATTTGACTTTGATATTGTGTATCATCGCCGTCTAGAGAGTCCATCATGTTTTCAATACCGAAGTTCTGTATCATCTTTTGTTTGACATGTTGTTGCTTCTTTTCTTTTTGTATTCTACGAATAAATGCATAGTATATAATCTGTGTGAAGTATGCAAATGGGTTCTTACTCTTTTCGGGGTCGAAGTTATCCATGTATTGTAGACAATTCTCTATACCATCTGAAATCATATCATCTCTGTATGTATAGTTGATAAAGTTAGGTCGATATGATAGGTGATTAGCAATCTTTAGATAACACTCACCTATATAATTAGTAACAGTAGGTCGTGGTTTGCCTTCTTCTTCAGCCTTAATTCTTAATGCACGATACTCTGTCATTGCTACAAGAAACTTCTTATTATCTACATAATGAGGTTTCTGTTTTGGTTTTAGTTTTACTTCTTCTGCCATACTATAGTCCTTTTCTTTTATTACGCTTTGTAAGATTTTTCAAAGCTTTTACAAGGTTAATTTTCTTATGAGATTTATCTTTTCCAGCAACATGAAGTTTCTCTTTGGTATGTTTCAGCTGGGTTTCTTTCTTAATGTTTCTATTAGTTGTTTTATTCATAGTAGTTATTATACTATAACTGATAAGGAAAGTCAAGCATATAATAAAATTAAATTAATTGCAAATAAACGCTTGACAGGTCTAAAAAATTAGTGTATAATCGCATATGTAGATGCGGTGAGAGACCATAGAGCCTCTAGAGTTTAATGAAACTTCTTAGAGTCTATTATATGACCACCGATTACATTATTACCTTCTTCATCCCATTCGAGTAGTTCTTCATCTTCTTCGTCTGCAATTTCTAATATCTTATCTATATCGTCAGCACTTAACGCTGGTCTAATTTTAGCATCAGTCGCCTCAACTTTAGCAAGAACAACTTCATAGTAGTGTGCCAAATCAACAGACGCTAAAGTTATCACAACCACTTTGTCTTTTGCAATCACAAACTCTATATCATCAGTAAATGGTATCCATTTTGATAAAGTTGTATCTTCTTTCAGACCCTCGTTTGTCATACGAGGTATTGTTACTAACTCTAACGGGTTAATAATTCTCATATGTTCATCATCAACAGAAATAGTTCCCATCAATAGACTTCCGTCCATTAACTTAGCTAATCTGTAATCAGTAGGGTGAGTAGGTTGATTTATTGTTTCCATACTTATATTTATCAGTCCTTTAAGTCTATGCTGTGCATTTCGTAATCAAATTCTTCTTCTGTATAGATATTTATTCTCTCTTGAAAGTGTTTAAGAGTAAAGTTTTCTTTTGACTTCCATGTCATATCATCAGCAATGTCATATAATGTAGCATCAACTTTGTTCTCACCAAGTCTTAGGCCACGACCAATTGATTGTAGATTTCTTACTCTACTCTTAGATGGACTTGCAAAGATGATATTATGTAGATTCTTAATATTGACACCAGTAGAGAATGTACCATAACTTGCAACAATGATAGCATCTTTTTCTTTTTCAACAATACCTCTGATTGCTTCTCGTTCATCTGCTTCAACACCACCAAAAATATAAAAGACTTTTCTGCCATCAGCTGCCTTGTCTTTGATTATTTGATGTAGATTTTTACCATGTTTCTCTACAAGTTGAAACAATACAAGTGTGTTGCCTTCTAATTTCAATGCAAGATTACGAATGAAGTTCTGTCTTGACCGACTACTTACAAGATAGTCAATCTCATCTTGATACTTACCTTTTGAAATCGCTTGACAATGTTCTGGTGTGTGTTTCAGTATTAAACAACGAACAGTCAGATTTGATAACTGTTTCTTATCCATCAGTATCTTAGTTGATGTAACTTTATTGACAGCCCCAAACAAACCCTCTAACACAAGTTTATGTGTCTGAGCACCATCAAGTGTGCCTGTCAACCCGATTCGATATTTACAGTCTGTCAGTTTAGACATTATCTCTGTCAATGATTTTGATTTAAACAGATGTGCCTCATCACCAAACACAACACCAAACTGGTCGAAATATGCTTTTGGCAATCGAAACAAACTCTGCCATGTCGATATCAAAACTTTTTTATCAGTAACATTTGAATACCCACTATACAATCTAT